AACCTCTGAAGCTGAAGTCATCTAAAACAAAAAAGCCGCAGAAAAGGGAGCGATTGTTACCCTCTCGTCCCCAATTCTGCAGCTTAATCTTTGCGGACAATGAGTCTCCGGCAGTCGGCATCCAAGAAGAAATCCATCTGCGGTCTCTGTCTTGGATGTCGATATCGATGCTGTCCGCTTCACCGCTTGCCGGGTCTGTATAAGTGAAATTTGTTACCATGCCTGCCATCTTACTTGTAACCGCTGCTCCGTTCCAAGTGAGGTCGACAGTAGCAATTCGTGTGTTCATACGCTCGTCCTCCATATCGGTGCATCAGTAGAAGTATCGCCCTCCGGCAGGTCGGGGGTGTTCAGCACAACGCCTGCTCCGAACACGAAGGTGTCCAAGAGAGGAAGGTTGTGCTGCATGAGCCACCCCGTGTAGGACTCGTCTCCATACACCTTGTAGGCGATAGCGTCCCACGCATCACCTTGAATGGTTGTGTAGGTTTTGCCTTCCATACAGCACCTCCTTTACGCCATACTGAAATTCTTTCGGCGGTTCTCCGACACCATCTGATTGTAGAGTCTCTTAAACTCGTCAAAGCTGATGCGGCCTGCCTCGACAGCCTGCTCCTTGCTCACATCTCCGTAGAAATTGAACACAGGGGCGAAGCTGATGCTTTCGCTTTGGCTCGTGCTATTCGACACGGAGTTGTCCGTGTTATGGTTCTGCACAAAGCCTTCGAGCATACCTGCCAACTTGGACAGAGGAAGTACGGCCTCCGGCTCGTTTCCTTCACCGACCATTGCGAGAGTGGCATCTGTTACGACACCGCCTTCTGCGAGGAGGGGTATAGACGGAATGTTGAATCCGAAGGTCTTACCGCCAAGGCCCGGAACCCAGTCGGGGACGGTGACGGATATGCCGTTGATTTTTTCGATGCACCAGTTGATAGCCGAGATGACGGCGTTAATCGGGACTTTTGCGATATTTGCAATCGTTCCGAATACATTGCCGAACACCCCAACGATGGACTCCCACGCCGCACTCCAGTTGCCGGAGAAAATGTTGGTGATAAAGTCTATCAAGCCGCCGAAAATGGCGGTCACACCCTCGATGATGGGCATAATGGATGCGAATGCCGTATTCAGAACCGTGCCGATTAAGCCAGAAATGAACTCGATGACAGGGGCCAAGCCGCTGATGATGGTCGTTACCAGTTCGCCGATTAAGGTGATAATCGGGGACAACAGCGAGATAATGTTCGCTATTGGCGGCAGGAGCATTATCAAGAGGTCGAACACCGGGGTCAGTGCATCGAACAGAGTGGTTATGATAGGAGCCAGGGTCGATATCAAAGTGGAGACCACAGGCAAAATTGCGTCCACGATTTGCATCAAAGGGGGGAGCAATTTGTTGATGAGCGAGACTATGGGCGGCAAAACCGCAGAAATTAACTGCATCGCCACTGGGAGGACGCCCTTCAGCAGCGAGGTCACGGTCGGTAGCACTGAGGATATCAGTTCCGAGAGTATCGGTATGATGTCGCTTGCGAACTGGGCCGCAAAATCGACCACCACGGGTACGAGTTCCTCGACTGCCGGGATGATGGCGGCCAGACTGTCTGTAATGACTGGCATCAAAGCCTCGACCGCAGGCAACAGGGCCGTTATGGCATCGTTAACCGAGTCGAACATGGTTGTAGCCATAGGCTCAAGGGCAACCTTCATCTTGTTCGTGAACATCGTCCACTTCTCGGCGAGGTCGTATGTGTCCGTGGCGGCACCGTTGATGGTCTCCGAGGAGGCTTCGAGTTCGCCCATGAAGTCATCCATTGCCAGTGTTCCGTCTCGGATGGCCTGTGCCATTACCGTGCCGGAGCGAGAGCCGAACAACTCCATAGCGAGGCTGATAGCCTCGGTCTCGCTGTTTGCGTTTTTGATTGCATCGTAATACTTGGCGTATGCGTCCTGTGCTTCAAGACCCATATTCGCCGAGGCTTTGACCGCATAGGTCATAGCCGTCATGACTGTGCTTGTCTCGTAACCTGCCTTCTCCAAACGACCGAGCATTGCTGCCGATTCGTTATAGGAGAAACCCATCTGTTGGAAGGCGGCACCGTTGCTCTGTACGAGCGAGGTGAGTTCAGTAAATCCGATGCCTGTAGACTGGGATACTTTGAAGAGCCAATCCATGCTGTCGGACATCTCGTCTGCGTTCAGACCGAATATCTGGAACGACTGCGAGGATGCCTCGATAACACCGCCGAGGTCATCGCCGAGCATATCCGAGACTTGAATTGCCTGCGCCGACAAGGTTTCCAACTCATCGCCTGTCAGTCCGAGGCGAGTGTTGTAGTCGGAAATCGCCTGCGCTGCACTCTCCATGTCGGTCGGCACGGAGGAATATACATCCCTCATGCTCCCCTTCAAATCTTCGAGTGCTTCGCCTGTCGCACCTGTCCCGATGCGGATGGTGTCGTAGGCGTTGTCGAACTCCGCTCCGAGGTCATACAGTGCCTTGCCTGCTGCGAGGGCGGCAGTGGTGATGGCGGCCCCGGCAATAGCGATGCCCTTGAAGGCGGTCTTTGCACTGGCCGATAACGACTTCACTTCTTTTTCCGCACTCTTGGTCGCATTCTTAAAGGAACTGTCGACCTTGCCTGCGATTTTAATGGCGAGTTCGTACTCTTTGCTTGCCATGCTCTGCCACCTCCTTTGCCAGTTCGATTAACTCATCAACGGGCAGGGAGAGAAAGTAATCAATCCCTGCCTTCGTGATGAGAGACAGGTTCAAACACGCTTTGCGTAAGTCCGGCGCGTCTAATCCTGTTAGTCCGCGCCGAAAATAAAACCCGTGACGATGTTCTTCAGTTTGATAGCCTCCCTCGCAGGGAGACCAGTAAAGAACTCGATGGGTTTCTTCGTGACACGGGCCGCAATGACACAGGCGTACTGGAGGGACATTTCGGGCAACGCCTCAACGGTGCCGCCCTTGCTCATGACCTTCTGGGCCGCAATCATGTCTGCGGCGGTGATGTCCTCGATGCCGGAGAGGTCGATGCTCTCGACCGTCTCCTCCTCGAAAGTGTAAGGTTTTCCGAATGTGAGAACATAAGGGTTCTCGTTTTTGATGTTCTTGTCAGCCATTAGCACAGAGACCTCGCTTTCTCAAGAATATCGACGCCGTTCAGCTTGTAGACGCTGTTCAGCTTGTCCAGTTCGACCTTGGGTTCGCTGTTGAGGTCGATGCGGATGTAGGTTAGCTCCAATTTAACGGAACTGCCCATCGCACCGCCCTGCTTGACAGTGCCGCCAGTGAAGGCCTTGCACTTACCACGCACAACGACACGCATACCGACATAGTCGACACCGCCACCGTTGGTGGTAATCTGAATAGAGCCACGGAGAGTGAGGTTGACCTCATCGCCGGGGTTCATCAGAACGAAGGTGTCATCGGTGATGTTGCGGAACGGAATCTCCATCTCCTGCGAACCGAAGTGACCGATGGTGGGGTCATCGATTTCGCCGAGGATGCCGGGGCCGCTGATGGTCTCGCTGATTGCCTCGAAGTCGGGCAGAGTCACTTCGCCGGAAAGACCTGCGAGAGTGCTGCCGTCCTTGTAGACATTGAACATATTGATTTTAGAAGGAATGCCATTCATGTTTCAGTCCTCCTTTCTTACTGCTGAAGCGCTGCAGTGAGCGCCTCGGTATCGAACTCCAGAATGTCCTCGATGTCCTCTGCAGGAGTGTAAGGAGCGAGATACTGGTGGAAGGTAATCTTGCCGTTGAGGATGTCCGTGGTCGGGTTCTCCTCGGCGAGATATTCCACACGGTAGGTCGCACAGTAGCCACGAGCCACATAGCCGTTGCCTGCGATGTTGGCACTGTCAACGATGTTCTCGATGAGGCGCTTGTTCATCGGGTTGTCGACCTTCTGGAAGTAGGTCAGAATGAAGCTGTTGCCGGCCCAAGTAAAGAACCTGCGGCAGCAGAACCATCTATCCTTGGGGTCGGTGGTGGACGGATAAGCGCAGGAGTTGTTGCCCCAAGACTTAAATCCGTTCATATTGAGCATGGTGACCACGCCGTAGCCGTTGACGGTGTTGGCTTGGTCTTGGTCGAGTTTGATTTCTGTTCCGTCATAGAGAACGGTCGCAGTTGCACCACAAGCCTTGTTGGAAGGAGAGAGGTACGGCACATCGTTGTTCTGTGCGTCCAACTGCTGCGTGAGGGCAGCCATGATAGCGGACATATAGAACTTCTTGCTGCCGACCTTCGCCATAGGCCAACAGGCGATGGCGTGGGAACTGGTAGCACCGAGGGCGTTCTTTGCCGTCAGAACATCGGCATAGGTCGATGCGTGAGGAACGGCGGTGTCTCCCTCGTTGATGCCGGAAACCGTGCAGATGTCAAGGACGCACTCGCAGGTGAAGCAACCGTTGATTTCGGTGCATTTGGCCTGCATAGCGGCCGCCACGCTCGGATAGTGAGACCAGCCGGGAGCAACAAGCAGACCGGGGGTCATTCCGAACATGGGATAAATCTGGCGGATGGTCTGCAGACCAGTCTCGACATTGCCATTGGCTGTACCGATGATGTCCTCGAAGTCGACCATAGTCGGGTCGATTACATTGGCACTGGAGAGGTAGAGAGAAGTTGCACTCTCTGCACCACCGCCTGCGATGACGGTAGCGACCAGTTTGCCGTCCGCATTGAAGGAGAGGGTGTAGTCCTCGTCAAGCACCAGAGGAGACTCTGCTGCAGAGGTGAGTTTGATGACAACGCTGTTCTTGAGAATACCAAGGGTCTCAAAGACAGCCTGCTTGTCATTGACGGGAGCGTCCTCCGGCTGTGCCGCAGTCTTGTGAACCGCAGGGTCGAGGACATTCACGAGGATAATCGGGGCAACATTCTGCACGTTGAAGCAGGTGTAGATGCTCTGGCAGAGAGTGTACTTCTCCCAGTCATCAGAATAGCCGACAGCGGCACACGCCTCCTTGTAGGAGTAGCACAGCTTCGGGGTATTCACCGCCCCTGCAGGGTTGTCCACGAGGTTTAC